TTGCTAGAAGATTATATAAACCTGAACTTGCAGATAAGTTTTTTGACTATATATGGAAAGGATGGTTATGTTTAGCTTCACCTGTATTATCTAACACAGGAACAGATAGAGGTTTACCTATAAGTTGTTTTGGTATTGATGTTGCTGATAGCATTATGGATATAGGTAACAAGAATCTTGAAATGATGTTACTTGCAAAACACGGTGGTGGTGTTGGTATTGGTGTTAATATGATTAGGCCAGCTGGTGCTACTATAGCAGGTAACGGAACTTCAGATGGTGTTGTGCCGTTCTGTAAAATATATGATTCAACTATACTTGCTACAAATCAAGGCTCAGTAAGAAGAGGCGCTGCATCAGTTAACATAAACATCGATCACCCTGATTTTTTAGATTGGTTAGAAATAAGAGAACCTAAAGGTGATGTTAACAGACAATCCTTAAATTTACACCAATGCGCTATTGTTGGTGATAAGTTTATGAGAAGACTTGAAGAAGGACAACCAGAAGCTAGAAAGAAATGGGCTAAGCTATTACAGAAAAGAAAAGCAACAGGTGAACCTTATATAATGTTTAAGGGTAACACAAACAAAGCTAATCCAAAAGCATATAAGTATAATAGTTTAAAAGTCCATATGACTAATATATGTTCTGAGATTACACTACATACAGATGAGTCACATTCTTTTGTATGTTGTTTATCTTCTGTTAACTTAGCTAAATATGATGAATGGAAAAATAGTGATCTTATATATGACGCTACGTGGTTTTTAGATGGAGTGTTATCTGAATTTATACAACGTGCTAAAAATATGAAAGGTTTTGATAATGCTGTTAGATCTGCTGAAAAAGGTAGAGCGTTAGGATTAGGAGTATTAGGTTGGCATACTTTATTACAGCAAGAAGGAATTGCTTTTGAAGGATTGCTTGCGCAATTTAAAACAAGAGAAATATTTTCACAATTAAAATTAGAAACAGAAAGAGCTAGTAGAGATCTAGCTGAAGTTTATGGTGAACCATTATGGTGTGTAGGTACAGGAATGAGAAACACACATTTAAGGGCGGTTGCACCAACAGTGTCAAATAGTAAATTATCAGGTAACGTATCACCTGGTGTTGAACCTTGGGCTGCTAATGTATTTACAGAGCAATCTGCTAAAGGTACATTTATAAGAAAAAACAATGAATTAAAAAAATTATTTAGAAAGCTAGGTATAGATAATCAAAAAACTTGGGATAAAGTTTTAAAAGATAAAGGTTCTGTACAAGGCATAAAAGAATTAGATGGTTACTATTACGATAATAGTGGTAAGCTTACTAAGGAAAAAGGTGGCGAACCAGTTAAAAATGTTTTCAAAACGTTTAAGGAAATAAATCAACTAGAACTAGTTAATCAGGCGGGAATAAGACAGACATATATAGATCAGTCTGTTAGTTTAAATCTTGCTTTTCCTTCACAAGCTGAACCTAGATGGATTAATAGAGTCCATATGGATGCTTGGAAAAAAGGAATTAAAACTTTATATTATATGAGAACTGAAAGTGTTCTCAGAGGCGATATTGCAGCTGAGGCAATGAATCCAGATTGCTTGAGTTGTGATGGTTAGTTTTGTTTTGTTCAATATGGAGGGAATCTAATTGTTGGTTCCCTTCGTATTTTATAGTATTCCAGGAACAAGTAAAGCTAATAAAAGTTTTTTATATAATGCTGTACACAGTTTTTCCATTTTTTCTTTCTGCTTTCAAACACCTGTTTCTATTTTCATCTTCATTTACATAACTTATATGAACCCAGTCCGGGTTGTCATCAGTTCCGAACTCCCATATCATTTGATCAAAGTTTAAATTAGCTTTTATATATTTGTACATTTCAGCATTTGTTTTATGCCCATATGTATCATCTATATCAATTGCTCTACCTTGACAGTGTTGTGATTTACCACTCCCACCAATAGCTGTATTTAATTCAGGTGATCTAAAGAATGAGTTTATTTTTATTGGACCACCAACCCATTCACGTAATGGCTCAAATATATTATGAGCAATAGCTTCCATGTTTGTAAGGTGGTAATCAGTAGGTATATTTTCTATTCCTTTTCTTATAGCTGTAACTGATCGAGTACCTTCTTTATAAGATATGTGTTTACTTATTTTTTGCATTTTTATAAATTTCTTTCCATTTAGTTATGGTGTAACCTATAGACACTACTAATAAACATATTTTTAGTATTATTTCAATTCCTGAAAATGAAACAATTAAAGCAAGGCTATTTATAGCCAATAGTTTTATATCTGAAAAATCTAACATTATTTTTTTCTTTTTAATGATTTAACTCTTCTAGGCTTTCCTGCTGGTTGACCTAATCTTTTTTTCTCGTTAATTTTTTTTCTTTTTTCTGCTGGGCTCATTTCAGAAGCGGTCTTTGGTGTTTTACTAGATACTCTTTTACTCGGCCTACAATAAGGTGTGCCTCTTTTTTCACCTTTGCGCCTACCACAAGCTTTACCTGTGCGGACATCAACCCACTTTTCTTTAAACCAGCGTTTAAGTGATGCGCCTTCTTTTGTTTTACGAACAGCCATTATTTTTTCTTTTTGCCTTTGTTTTTTCTACATTTAGCAATAGCTCCTGAAGCATAAGCTGAAGGGAATACCTTATATTGTTTTTTTACTTTATGATAACAAGCGTCTTTTGGCATAATTAATCTATTTTTTTAACTTTCCCTAATGATTTTACTTTACCTAAACTATTTGATTTTAGTTTTGGCTCCTTTTGCGTTGGTCCTAATTTAACGTCCCATTCACTGTAACCAAGTGCTAACGCTACTGATTGCCATAATTCAGTTTCGTTGTCAGCTGCTAACACTAAGTTATTCCATTTCTTTATAGCTCTATCAGCTGGCAAGTTAAATAAAGCAGATAATAAATCCGCTCCAGATAATACCGCTGGATTTCTAGTGCTAACACCGAGCTCTTTCATTTTTTCTCTTTCTTGTTTGTATGTAAATCTTCTTCCAGCTCTTAACATTTTTTGCAGCTTAGAGTTTATAGGTGGTGAAATAGCTGTTGTTGCAATTGCAGCTTTTTGAAAATCTTTTCTACCTTTTTCCTGTTCAATAACTTCCATTATAACATTTTTAGTAGTCGCTGCTATAGCACCATAAACTCCAGTACCTATTAATATAGAGTCTGCCATTCTATTACCTATATTAAAGAATCTTTCTTTTTTCTCGTCGTCTTCTTCATCATCAAAAGCTAAAGCGAATAAAGCTGTTTGTAATGAGTGGAAAATAATATTTTGTACTGCACCATAATATACTATCTTAGATATATTAGTTTTCCAGTCGCCACGGTTGTTTATAAGATCCATAACAGACTTTTTAATCAATCTGGTATATTGCATAGGTGTATTTTGAAAAGCTAATATAATACGTCCTAATGGACCAGCTTGTTGCATAGATATTCTATCTGGTCTTGAAGATTGCTGAGCGGCTTCTGTTAATTCAGTAAAATCTCTAAAAGCATTTGCTTCAGCATCTTTTTTAGATTGTCCTTCAGATGTATATTTATTTATTCTATTTCTGTACATTGAAGCACCACCTACTGAAATTGCAAAACTATCTGCTATTTGTGTTGGTAAAAATCCTTTTTTAAGTATTGCTGCAAGTGCTGCTTTAATCTTATTGTTACTTCCTGCTGTTGCTTTAGCTATTTCATCAGCATTTACATCAGTCTTTAAACCAGATCTTCTAGATTTTAAAAAGTCTGAATTATATAAAAATGTAAAATCATTCCAAAATTGTTTTTGATTCGCAATTGCAGCCCCAGCTTTTATAGGATTATTATCTGACCAGTTTATGTAGTTAAAATTAGATATTGTTTGGAGTAAAGCAGATCTTGTATTAAAGAACATTATAGTACCAACAGAATTATTTACCCAATCCATAAAATTATTCGTAAGACTGTCAGGCCCTACTATTCTATTTCTACCGCTTTTAATTCTTGTTAATATATTTTCTAACGCAACAATATAGTCATTACCCATTGCGGCTCTTAATCTATTAACGTTATCTCCTTTTAGTTTGTTGCCAGATGTAAACTCACCTATTGTTTGTTCTATATTATCAAAGAATGGTGTTAAAAATTCTTTTCTTGTTTTATCGTTAACGTGATCTAATAAATCTGTTAGCATACTTCCAGCTAACCAATCATTATCTGTTGGTTCAGGATAAATGTTTTCAGGAAATATTGCATCAAGCTTTTCCATTAATTTCATTGAATCAAAATCCTGTCTTACAGAGTTACTTATTCTTTGAGCCTCTTCAGGTGTTAATCCTGGTATTTCGTACCCTTTTAAATACCATATACGAGTTCTTATAGCTTGTTCTTTAGTAAAACCTGTAACAGTTGACTCAGCACCTAAGTCTATACCTATTTTTTTAATTTCCTTTTTAAGTACTTTTAAATTTTCTAAAGCTGTTTGCTTAGCGCCATCAAAAGCAATAATTCCCTCCGATAATGGTCTGTAAAAATTATCTTTAAACCATTTAGCGTTTGTATCACCTTGTTTACCTTTACCATATAAAGCATACATTAATCCCTCAAAATCTTCAGCACTATACGGCACAAATGGCTTGAATGTATCTTTTCTTTTACCTAATTGCCTAGAAGTAACATCACCTATTATATCTTCTACTTTTATACCTTTAGAATATTCTAATATATCTTGAAACTCTTTTGCTATGCCTTTAGAAGCTAATAATTCATTTGCAATTGTAAATTCATTTGCTTTTGTATTACTTTTTTCGATGCTTTTAATTCTTAATCCACCCGATATTGTCATACCTCTTCTACCGTTCTTTGAACCTCCAGGTTTTAATCTCATTTCAATTTGCATAGTTCCTTTTAACGGAGTAACATTTGTTCCCGTATCACCAATAGAATATAAAGCATTTTCTGCAGCATGATATAAAAAGTCTGTATCTGCATAATGAGATAATATAGGCCCTAAATTATCTAAAGGAATATTTACATTAGGAATTAAACCTTTTCCTTTTTCGTCATGTGCTTTAACATCAACACTTATTGCTCCTTTTGGGCTTAAAGTTGCTCCTGTTTTTTCTATATAAGTATTAAGAGCTTGAATAAAACCTTTTGCATTTAAAATATCAATAACTTTTTTAGCAACTGTATTTGTAATATTACCTTTGTTTAAAGTTAATTTTCCATCAATTAATTTTAAAGAAAAGCTGCCGTGAAAATCACCTTGCTTACTTTTAGCTTCAAAGGTTACTTCTTGATTAGTATCAGGATTAGCTATGGTTATATCAGAACCCTCAGAATTACTTGGTCCTTTTAAATCACCTACCGGTTTAAATCCTGGATTATTTATTAATAATGTTTTCCTCGCGTTATATTCTCTAACATATGTTAATAAATGCTTTTTTGTGATAGGTTTACCAGCTTTAGTAGTTGGATAATCAGCAACTAATTTATTATATATAGGATTTAGTATATCATTATCTTTTGTAATAACGGTTGGCTTAGGATCATAAGAAGCTATACGTTCATTAATTACTTTTTGTGTTTCAATTTCTACACCATTATTATCAATTAAATATGTTTGACTTGCTAATAACTCAGACTTACCATCTTCAATTGTAAATATAACATTAGCATCTGCTCCGTCTGCTTTTAATTGCTCTCTTACTACACTATTAGTTATTGCTTTACCAATTTCTGATTCTAGCGCTGATATTGCTGTTTTTTGATTTCTTGTTTTTTCTTGCCCTGGTAATAAACCAAATAATTCAAAAAATGTTTCTTCATTAAAAGGTTTTTTATCTCTAACAGTTAATCCTGCAGCAGTACCTTGTGCCATTGTAGCTCTTCCTTTTTCTTCATAAAAAGCTTTTTGTAATATGTTTTTTAAACCAGTAGCTGTTTTTAAACCTACCGCTCTTTTTCTTTGGTTTAAAGGCAGCATGTTATATAAAGCTTTTGCATTCTTTCTTATAAAAACTCTTTTATCTGGGAATGTTGCACCAAATATTTGTTTTGTAATATCAGGAGCTACATCTGTAAGTGTTTTATAATTTAAATCGTATATGTCTGCACCTTCAAGAAATTGCTTAACCTCTTCTTTATACATATTTCTTACTTCAGGCTCAGCTACTAATCTTTCTAAAGGTCTAATTAATTTTTTAGGGCCTTCTGTAACAGTTTGTGCAGGCGCAGCTTGATCAGCTATTTGAAGTCCTGGCCCTTCGCCTTCTTCTCTATCTTCAATTCTAGTCTCTTGTTTTCTCTGTTCACCTTCTTCAAATAAAGCTTTCTTAGCATCTAACTTAGCAAATCTTGCGTCTGACATTATTCTTTCGACAAATCCCTCTCTACCAACTACACTACCATCAGATCTTACTTCTTCAGGATTAAATTTAAGAGCTCTGTTAACAACATTTTCAATAACTTTATCAGATTCAATTGCAGAAACTGATTTACTTTTTATATAAGCCGCTATAGCGCCTGTATATATAGAGTTAAATAATTTAGCCCCTCCTTGTGATCGTACAAAAGCATCATATTGAGCTTTAGTTTTAATGTTTTCAGGAAGTAAATTATTTATATTATTAAACAACGACGCAACTAACTCTGTATCTTGTGGCCCTGTAGTAGGCTTAATATTAGATAAAGCTTTTTCAAGCTGTGCAGTTATACCACCTTCTGAAACACCTTTTTGGTATTCTTTCATAAAGTTATATACTTGCTTACCGTTTTCAAATCCTATTTTTGCAAAACCAAGTGGTCTTAATACTTTTTCAACAATAAAGTTACCTATTTTAGTGAATAAATTGTCATCAAATTTGATTAATCCTTTTTGAACAGAATCACTATATACCGATAAAAATTCTTTGTCAAATTGATCTTTAGTATATCCTCTATCTGTTAATTCTTTTACAACAACATCTGTTTGTTCTTGGCCTATAGTGCTTTTAAAATCTTTTATAACATTAGATAAATTATTACCAACGTATTTTTGCAATATACCATGTACAACCTCATGAGCCCCTACATTAATGTTTCCTGTTTTTGCAGCTATTTCTTCATTAATAAATATACTGTTACCTAAAACAAACCCACCTAAATCATTAATTTGTTTTTTCTGATTTGCTGTATAATTAATATTGTTATCATCTAAGTATTTAAATACCTCATCTGTATTTTTTAATGTAACTTGATTAAACCCTAATTTTTCCGATGTTTCTTCTGCGAATGTTATTGTTTCAGCTACATTAGCTTTCATTAAGTTTTCTGTAAATACTTTTATAGGTGCATCGTCTTTAAGCTTACTAAAATCAATTTCATCATACTTATCTAGTATATTATCAATTTCACTTTCTATTTCGCTTTTTCTTTTTTTACCCGCCCTAGTTTTAGGAGTACCTATACTTTCAAGCTCTGTTTCTAAATCTAATACTTTCTCTAAATCAGTTGTATTAGTAACCCTTGTTTCAACTTCTGCTTTCTTACCAAGTCTTATTGTCTTATCTTGTATTATTTTACTTATTTCAGGATTATTAGACACTTGAATTCTACTAGCTAAAAAGTCAGAATCTTCTGCATCAATCTGATCTAATACATCTTGTAACTGCGCTTTTTTACCGTTTATTTTATATTCTGGAGCATTAATCATTGCTGCTGCAATATTCACAGGCGCTGTTGCTGTTCCAGCTATACCTTCAAATCCAATTTCGGCTACATCCATTTCTTGTCCAGCCGCAATTCTACCCGCAACTTCTCCTGTACTACCACCTACAGCTTCAGTTGCTATCGCTGCAGTAGCTCCTCTAACACCTCTTCCCGCTGTAGTAAACGCTTTTCCAGCTAATCCACCTGATAAAGCTCTTCTTTTTAAGTTTTTATATCTATTTTCGTCGGCTAGTAATTCTTTAACATTAGCAAGACTAAAATCTTTGCCTTCCTTCTGTAATTCATTTTGTAATAATTCACCAAACGTTAAACCAGTTTCCATCGCACCACCTAAACCACCGAATAAACCAGCAAATCCACCAGGTATAGCTCCAACACCACCAAACCCTGCACCAACTGCTGCACCACCACCTGCACCTGCAATTGCTGCTTTAGCAACTTCGTCAGAATCTAATGCTGAACCAGCTAGCGTAGCCATAGAACTTACAAAAACCTGTGGTATAACACTAGGATTATTTAAAACACCTTTTATAAAACCCCAAACACCTTTACCTTCTTCTTCATATATCCTTGAAAAGTCACGCATTTCATCTGACATTTTTGATCCTTGCGCTTTTTTATTAGCTCTAATAAAGTTTAAAATTGTTTTATCATCTGCATCAACACCTTTATTAAATACGTCTATATTTTCACCTACAGCTTGTGACTGTTCAAATCCCTGAACACCTGCTCTATATATATCACCAAAAAAATCAGTAACAAGATTTTTACCTAAAGCTCTTTCAATAAAAGTATCATCTTCTTGTGATGCCAACGAAGTATTTCCCAAGTTGGATCCCATATTGAGTGCTGTTCCCGGCTCCACAAACGCACTCGGATTCGTGGGTGATGTCTTTGCTTGTATACTAGGGTTTTTTTGTAGCAATTCATCAAAGGTTATACCTTTTTTGTTTGCTGCTGTTAGCAAAGTGTCTTTAGTGTAAGTAACACCATTAAGTATATATTCTTCCATATTATATTATATTTCAATATCTTTAAATGTTGAAGCTAAATCTTTTTCAAGATCTTCAAACTTATTTCCGGCTTTTATGTAATTAACCAATGCTAGTTCTTTTTTAGTAAAGTTATCTTGCCCATTCCAAGGCTTGCCTATTTTTTTAAGTATTTTTTTAACTTCATCAACTTTATAATTAGCGGCATCGGCAACTTCTTGCGAGTTATTATAGTAATCTTTTAGCAGCGCTACTTTTGTGATCATTTCATTTTTAGTATTTGCTAAATTCGTATTATACTCTTCTCTGCCTGTTTTATCAAATTGGTATTTTAAAATATTTTTTTCAGTAAATGCGTCCCCATATTTTTTATTATATGCCCTTTTATCTTTGTCGTTCATGTTATACTTTGCATATATAGCTCTAGTAAAATCACCTTTACTACCATCTGTTTCTTCATTGTACACTATAGGGTCATCTGACGCATTAACTATGTTTTCAGGATATTCTCCTGTTTTTAATGTACCTGCAACTGTGTTGTCACTAGGTGCTGCGGTTGTTGTTGGGGTTGTAGAGCCTTCAACAGGAGTTTTAAATAATTTTTCAAAAGCATTATAAGCTTTCAATGATTCAGTTGGTGTTGCACCTGTTTTCTTAATTAAACGATTACCTAAATCCAATATAGTACCACCATTATATTGCACGGTTTCTAGGAATTTTTCTCCATCTTTAATATAAGTTATATCAATTGAACCAGGTGTAGTTGAATTTGCAACTGAAGAAACTACACCTCCTTCAGCATATTCAATACCGTTTAATATTTCCCATCTACCAGATTCACTAGCTAATTTTAAATTTTGGAAAACATTACCCCCCATAATTTCCCCATCAGATACCTCCACAGCAGCTGGTAATCCTTTATAAAAAACTTCTTCAGCTTTAGTTGACATGTGGTTGTTAATCATAGTCGACATACCTGTTAAATCTTTTCCCTCAAGTTCTTTACGTGTATAATTTAACCCGTCTATTAAAAATTCTTTAGCTGCATCTTCAGAAACAGTATATTGTAATGTTGCTGCTGCAATATTTTTTTTCAACTGCATTGGGTCTTTTGTAGACTGTGCTAGTTTGTTTATAGCTCCCTGCACTTTTATAGGATCATATTGTTTTTCAGGTAATGTTAAAGCCTTTAATTCAGCGCTTGTAACTCTTACGCCATTAACGTTGTAACTACCATCAAAATTAACTTTATATTCTCCCAGTCCCATACCTTTTATTATTTGGTACTCTCTGGAGTTAGGGTCTACAGAACCGCTTAAATTACCATTAACTAATAATTTATTCATACCAGCTATAGACTCTTGATCGCCACCATATTTACTTACCTTTTGATTAAATCCATCTACTGCTGATTTATATCTTGCTGCTTTTTCATATTGGCTTAAGCTTTCGTCTTTAGCAATATTATTCAATTCTTCTTTTACTTTAATAGCATCTGCTGTAATAGTGGCATTAAACTCACCTGTTAAGCTCGAAGAATCAGCCATTGTATTCATATAGTCAATAGCAATTACTTGATCATTTTTTAATTGGTCCAACCTCTTTTTTTCTTCTTCAGCAATATTAGTTATATAATTTTTTAACGGATCAACACCTTGCTGTATTCCTACACCAATAGCTTGCTGCTGTAAATTCTTAGACTCCGCTAGTTCTTTGCTTGTTTGTAATAAATTACCGAATAGTTTAGACATAATTATAGTTCTTTGCTTGTTTGTAATAAATTACCGAATAGTTTAGACATAATTAATCTGTTTTATTGGTTAAATATGGCATTTGAAAGTTATCAACATATGATGTGTTATTTAAAAAACTTTGTCCACCACCATTTGCTCCTGTAAAAGCATTTAAAGCGCCGCCTGCAGCACCGCCCCCTTTACCTCCAAATAACCCAGCATCTTTACCAATTACATATGCAGATGCGGCTGACCCTATACCGCCTACTAAATCTGCTGTTGCTTGTGCCCTTGCTTTATTAGCTGCTGTAAGTTCTTGATTAGCTATTCCGAGTAAAGCACTAGATCTTTGCGCTTCCATTTGCTGTGACATTGCTTGCCCCTTACCTTTTAATTCGTCTACTTTAGCTGCTCCTTGTGCTATCATGCTTTGTACACCTAATTCTTGTTTACCTAAATCAGCTTGAATAGCCTGCTGACTTGTACCTAATATTTGTTTTAGTCTTTGTGTTATTGCAGCTGGATCCATACCAGATTGTATTGCTGATGACTGTAATTGAGCAACATTTTGTGCTGCTAAATCTCCTCTCATTTCTGCTGCCAACGTACTCACCTTTAAATCTTCAAATTGATTTTGTGTATCCGCATAAGGGTTTGATAAGTCTAATGCTTTGAAATCATTCATCGCTGCTGTTTGTTGTTTTCTAGCGGCTCTTTGTCTTCTTCTTCTAGCTCTACCTCCGAATAAACTACCTATACCTTTAGCTATTCCTGGTATTGCTGAAGCAATTAATCCGACTGGTCCTGTAGCTGCTCCTGCAGCTGCGCCTAGTAGTTTTTTTAATGCCATTGTTTTATTTTTTAATTACTGCTTATAAATATTTCTGAATTAACCGCAAACAGTTCTGCATGGGCTTGTGAATTGTTTGTGAAAGTTACTTCTGCATAATATCCTATTATACCAGAGGTGTTTATTTCACTATCTTTTGAAAAGAATATATAACTAGTAGAAGTTAACTGTGTTAAATTACCATCTACAGTGCATGTAATGGTGTTGTCAGTAAATCCTGCTACTGGTCCTATTCTAAGTACATTATCACTAGAACCTAAATAATAAATAATATCTCCTATTTGTAGGGAAGAATTCTTACTAAATGTAGTATCTAATGTTATTTGACTCATAATTCTATTATTACGTAATAATTTTTATACCTAATTGCTTGATAATCTTATATTCTTCTTCTGGTTTATGTACTGTACCTCTTTGCTCGTTATCACCATAATGGTGTTTATCTTTATCCCACCAGTCAAAACCAATTATGTCGACTTGAAAATTAAAATAATATATAGCTATTAAGCCAGTACTTGGGGTTTTTACAGGTATAGATTTTATAATATCTTTTGGTATTTTAACTGCATCGGGTCTTGCTTTTTTAATTTGCTTATAAATTTTACAATCATTTTCATGCGCCCAAGAATGAAACAACACCTTGCTATACACATCTATCTCGTTTATATGTAACATATTACAAGTAAACCATATATCAGTTTTAGTACCAACATATTCTTCGTAGCCCTCAATCTTATAGCTATTAAACCTTACAACCGTATCGTAAGAGTCAATAAGATCTTTTCTTTTATTATCGAGCATGCTACTTCCATTACCCACTAATAATATTTTTTTCATGATAAAGCTTTTTTAACTATATCATAATAATAGGCCGATGCTTTTGTTTCATCAATTTCTAAATCCAGCTTAGGTAATTCGTTCATATAATCACCTTTATAAAATAATCCTTCTTTACCATTAATAACACCTGCGTTGTGCAGTATATTAGCTGAACCTAACTTTTCATATTTTTGAGTTGGCCATATAAAATCCATTTCCTTAACTATACGTGTGGGCTTTGCTAGTTTCCAAAGATTCCATAATACAGCCCACATATCAGCACACCATATTTGTAATTCGTGGTACTCAGGCTCTTTTTCTTTTCTTTTATTGTTGTACTGTGTTACACCATAATAAAGCATTTCGCTATCCTCTTCTACGTTTCTCCAGTATTCCGCATTTATATTTTTAAATAAATATTGTGCACCCCCTGAGTTGTGTTGATTAGCTCTAACTTTACAAGAACAAATATCTACTATGTTACACATAAGCTCCACTACCTCATTACCTTTGCTTTTTATATATTCATACCCAATATATGAAACAGTGTCAGATAGATAAGTTATATCATCTTTTAAATAAGCATTAAGCTCTAATGGCCTCATTAAAACAATATCGCAATCGTGATAAAATATAACTTCATTTTCAAGTTCTGGAAACGCTTCAAAATGTTTAGCTAAAACATGAGGTCTAATGCTTGATATATACATTGGTTCTTCCCTTGTATCAGGATAGTAATAAAAATTAGCCTCGTATTTACTTTCTAGTTTTGAAAAATAATCGTCAATAGGGGTTTTGTATGATGACACAATTATTACATCTTTTAGGTCTATACCTATATCTCTAAAATTGTAAAGCATTGCGTCTAATTGCCAACCATAATATTTTATAGCCGGCTGTGCGCATAAGTATTTCATTTTATTTTATTTTATTATGGACAATTAAGACTTGTAATAAGTGTTAATGATACTCCATTCCATCTATAATAATTTCCTCCTCCAGGTGATTCAGAATAATACCTAGTACCTGAAGCTAAACTTGTACAAGAACTATTAGTATAAATAGCTGTTGAATTAGCCAACCCATTACCGTTACCATATATTGTTCTTAAACTTCCATTACCACATAAATCATTAAGTGCGGTACTACTTGTTGCTGGGTCAACAGTCGTGTAATAAACATCAATTGCGAAACAAGTCTGAGCTGTTGTTGACGTTGTTGTGGTTGTAGGTAGATTGCTAGCACAGTCTGTACAGTTAGCACCTACTGTGCCAAATGTATTATACACAGTATAGTTTGAAATATCTTGTCTTGGTGTTCCAAGGTTATTACTGGTCCATTGGAAACAATCCGAACCGTTTGATATTACACTACTTGCTGATATAGAGCTTGAACTTTCAACCCATATAACTTGTCCATTAGGATCACCACAGGTTACAAAGCTAGCATAATTTGTTGTTCCACCCGTACCTGTATTTATTGAAGCACCGTTTGAACAAGTAACCTGTGCATTCGTATTATCCCAAGCGGCTTGATTATCAGAGAATGTAAATGTTACAAACACATTACCAGAACCAGCAGTCGCTGATTGAGGGCTAAATGAATGGACTGTAGTTGTGCTTCTTGTAGGCGTACAAGTAATTACTCCTGTAGCAGAGTTCCAGCCTAAAGTTACCCAATCTCCATAAGTGTTACATGTATATGTACCTAATGGACATGTTGTATAATTAGATGGTTGTATTACACCGAATTGTGTGTATTGGTTTACAGTTGCGTTTGTTGAAATCACTCTAAGTTGTATTCCATTACTTTCAACTATATCATTAACACTAAATAATCCTGAGCCAGAACCTTGAATACTTCTATATAAAGTATTAGTTGTACAGTGTTCTAATCCGTAATAAGATGTTGGTGGAGAAGGACAGTTTGTTTGACCTGTATTAGTAACGTTTGTTAACTTAGTACCTTGATAAACCTGTGTTGTACCAGTAACTTTATAATACATATCTGTAGTGTTGTCTTTTATTCTATCACCTACATTCCATGCGCCTAATGTTATTGTTGATTGAGATGTTATTATACCTGTTGCTAAAGTAAAACATTGTTGCAAAGTATAATATTCCGTAGCTAACCACGAAACATCATGAGTGTCTGTAACTGTTCCATCAATAGTAACTTGGTACGTATAACTACCTGCATATGATTCTGTAAATTCTATTTGTTTTACAGCAAAACCATTAGCATTAGACGTTCCTTGCGGCGACGCTGTTGCTGTCCAAGACCAGGATGACCCTGTAAAATCATTATCTTCTCCAACTAAAATTATGCTTTGACCTATAGTTGCTTGCGTTGGTCCGGTAATTGTTGCCGTTGGTGGGGTTTGAGTAGTTGTAGTGCTTATTCCAGTACAAGCTGAACAGCTGCTATGACTTATATAATCATAAGTTAATGTGTTTCCTACACAAGTTCTAGATAATACCCAGTCGTTATCTTGATTACCTGTTCCTGTTTGCGGATCTCCATAACATACACCTGTTAATCTATCTTCTACTACTGTTGGAAATCCAGATGATGAATTATTACCTAATGTTATAAGTGAATCACCCCCACATTCTCTATATTCTCTCCAAGCAGTTAATGTTGGTTTTACCGGTTCTGAACATGCTAATGTTGTTGGAGGAGATAAACAAGTACTTGACGTGCTCCAAACCTCTTCTACCGGTTCATAATATCTATATGTGGTTCCATCTGTATAATAACCTTCCGCTGAGTAAGTAGATGTGTTAATATCAGATATTGAATCATACATGTAATCGCTTGTTGTTGCAGTTGTAAAAGAAGCGTTATTATCAAAATAATAAAACCCTTGCACCCCGTTTGAAGTGTTACATAAATCCTGAGCAGGGTTAAAGCCTATTCCTAAGAAAATTAAACTCTGTGCGTCTATACAATTAACACAAGCACTAAAGCTACTGCCATCCCAATATCTTCTTTTTGTATTGTCACCATTTAAAGAATAATAACCCGCTGGAGCCGCTACTGAACAATCAGCGTAGGTGTATAAGTCAGTCAAACTACAAAAGTTAGTTTGTGTTTGAGCTAAATTAGCCCCATTACCATAATATGAAGTGGTAGAAGATGCTGATTCACAAACATTACTCGAAGTTGAATATCTTAAAGTAAATAAAGATTTAGTCGCTAAACAAAAGTCTGTCGTTGTTGTAGTTGTAGTATAAGTTGTACTTACAGTTAACGCATTATTACAAGTCAACTGAGTGCCTGTGTTATTCCAAGATGGATTACTATCTGAAAAAACATATGATACAAACACATTACCTGTATTAGCTGTGGCTGTTGTCGGTGTGTAACTATGAATAGTTGTTGTACCTAAAATAGGTGTTACTGTTATCGCCCCCGTAGCCCCATTATAAGTTGCTGTCGCCCAAGTTTGTGTACTACAAGTATAATCACCTACCGGCGCTGTTGTAGTGGTAGTTGTAGGAGGAAGTGTCGTTGTAGTAGTAGTCGTAGGGGGCAACGTTGTTGTTGACGTTGATGTTGTTGTTGTAGTAGGTCCCGCTGTAGTAGTAGTGGTTATTTGTGAAGAACCAACAATATTACCTAAACCTTGAACATTAAATTCCTTAGAATCTAATCCACCTAAATCATCTTTTAAATATTCGCTTGGCGCAATATTTGAAATACCTGTAATATTAGCAAACCATTTGCCTTCCTTCTCTATAAACTCTAATACCTGCCCTTGCTGCTGGTCTGTTTCAATAATATCAGCATCCCAACCCGGAGCTGTTCCTTGCTTAGCTTGAGTACCTTCATAAGATATTGTCTTATAATTTTTAATTTCTGATGGCTCTTGATTAAGTATTAGCTTTACACTAGACCCGCTCTGAATTCCAAAAAAGTTATTTCTTAAAGCAGCTGGATGATGGTGCTGATATAAATTACCTCCGTTAAACGTAAAGAAAATACCGTTTATTGATATACCGTTTTCAATTTCAAAATCTAATCTTGAAACCCATCCATCTACATTTTCTTTAAAAGAAAAAGTTTCACCCGCTAAGGTAATTAAATATTGATCTGTATACTTATCCCATATACCAAATATTTGAGAGCCGACTGGATGTTGATTAAATTTATCTCTAAACCAGCTTTTCATTCCTTTAGAAGATATTACGGTTATTCCGTTTTTAGATAACCTTAAAATAGCGTTTCTAGCGCTATCAGCCCAGTATAATGTATTGCCATCGAATGCAAATGATTCAGGATTTTTAGAAATACCATAATCACCAGAGTAAGGCGCTGCAGATCCCAGTATTTTAGCAGTTGCAACTAAGTTAGTTGTACCATCAGCATTAAAAAGCAAATCTCTTTGCGCTTGTATTGAAACTATTTTATCTTCACATAAAGCTATTAAATCTGTTGTTTTAGCAAATAGCAATTGTATGCTACCGTAATCAGGATTTATATCTTTAGTGTTACCACCACCTGGTGGAAATTGATTTAAATAATTTATATTTGTTCTAGAATTATAAACACCTGAATAAATTAAACCTGTTTTTCTAGTTGTTTCATTAAATGGTATTATTGATGGTGCAGAAACCCTTACTTGTTTATCTATAAGATCTTCATTAAAATCATCTTTAATTCTATTTGATTCAACTCCATCACCAAAATCAAAAGCATTATACCATCTTAAAGTTTTAGCTCCACCGCTGGATAATAAATAACTATCTTCAGTTTCATAATATATATCTAATACAGATTCGTCTGGCACTGTTTCAAATACAGCTGGTGTTGCGTTAGTAGCTGTAACCCCAACTCAACCCATATTTCATTTATCGTTCCTATCGTTCCATCTACATACCCATTTATGTTAGGTGTTGTAAGTTGTTGCCATGTACCTGTTATAGATCCACAGGATGTTGTTGGATTTGTTACAGCTGAATTTGCATTTGCAGTTAATAAGCTTGTACCATAACTTCCAGATGGATAATAATGTATTTGGCCATCTTTATATAAATAGGTTTCTTTTGAAGTATCATTTGGAACATCAGCTTCACCTAAAAATAAATAGCTGCTTAAATTACTAGGAGCAGTTGTGTAGTAATTAAAATCAGAATCATCAAGAATACCATCAGCACCACCTGTACCGATTGATTGCTTTAATAATGTTGATGCTGCATTTGCTTTTATTTTTACAAAAAACTTCCCATCAAATGTATTTACCGATGTTATACTGTCTGGTTTCTGCCCTGATATGTCTAAAACCTTATATTTTAATTCATCAGAAGTATAAGTGCCTATAGGTGAATTACCATTACTTAACTTTTTAAGTATAATAGTGTCATCGTCTTTTATCTTATTTATTTCATAAGTTGGTATAACAAGCCAAACGTGCTCTTCGTTTTCTTCATCGTCATATACCGCATCTATAATAAAGTTATAATATTCTTCTGAACTTTCCTTTATAAAATATCTATATTTGTGAATTCTGCCATCTGAATTTGTTGGCATAGTTGTTAGCTCTACATTAAGAGCTTTTGCGGTACCGTCATATGTGTCAAAAGATTTTCTATATACACCTTGTTCACTTGTATATACAGGACTCTGTCTACCATATATATCTTCAAATACAACACCAACTTGATATTTTCTTCCTGATTTAATCGTTCTTAAATTAGATAAGTTTTCGGGTGCAACATTATTATCTGCATCATTTACCTTAGCTCTTGTGCTTTCTGTTATTGTAAATGTAGGTGAGTAGTCGCCTATATTAATCCCTGTAGTGTAGTTACCAAAAATAACTCTATTAGCTATAATATCTAAAGCTTTAGCTTTTACAGGTACATTATCATACGCTCTAAATAATTGTTCCTCTGGTAAAACAGAAAAAATACTTTCTTCTTTATTATTTATTTGATGTGTTGGAGGTTGTGCGGGATTTAAACCTGTTATTGTTTTATAAACATACACATTATTATTTCCGGCCTCCTTATATAATATATCAATCGCTGCAGCATCATCGGGGACATCAAACCCACTTATAGTTATTTTTTGTATATTGTTAACCATTCTTTCATTATATCCCTCTTCAACATTGTAAAAATAAGTGCTTGAATCAACACGCGGGTCAAATACAGGCTCACTAAAAGGTGAATAAGCAGAGTATTGTCCATTAGTAAATCTCCATCTATAACCAAACCTTATAAACTTTTCTTCATATATTGTATCAGTATCACTTGAGCCAGTACTAATATAATTAGTTAATGCTATAATTGGAGCGGAAGATGGTTTTTGCTTTATTAAAGTTAAATGCTGCTCTTCCATGTTAGACAAAACGCCTTGTGTACTTGGAATTTTGGTTTGATCAGAATAGCTTTTAGTACTATAGGTATTATACGTTTCAAATGTATTTAAATCAATCAACTTAGGCTCTGATGTGTTGTCAGTCCACATTAATAGCTTATCTAATACTTGTATGGATGTAATTTGTGTATCTGTGAATTTAAGGGCTGTGCCTGCAGTATCTATAAGCACAGGAGTGATTGCGGAATCAATTAAATTTGCATTGATGTCACCAGCATTAGTGTCTCTAGTATCATACTCTATTATACCTTGTTTTGTATTAGTGTTTATACCTTTAAAAAACCAATATAATTTATCATTTTCAGTGTCTGCTACACTACCAACACATTTAGATTCACCAATTAGCGAAGACATATTTTTTAATATTCTATTACCTAATACGTTTTGAATAGTACCAGCATTACTATCTTCAGATGAAGAAACCTGAACGTTAAGCGCATCTCTGTACTCACCATCAGGCAGCAATCTCTCATCGAGGTCTTTATTCATTCTTCCCCTTAAGAAAGTCTTTTTAATTTCAGGCATTTAATTAGTGTTTTATTTGCTTAGACTTACCTTTTAATACTTGTGTTAATTCTTCTATTTTAAGGTTAGATAATCTTAGCTTTGCTTTTCTTGTAGCTGCAACCTTATCTTTTTGGTATCTTCTTACTTGGTATTCTGGTATATTATTTTTAGCCGATGCTATTGAATGAGCAACGAACTTATAGATAGCATCTTCTGCAAATTTATGCACTTTCATTTCAGCTTCTGTAGCTAAGCCGTCTGAAATATATTTTACAATTATTAATCTTCCATTAAATTCACCTGAGAAAGATATAGTGCCGTTGTTTTCGTTTATAACAAATGAACCATTTCTGTTCATTAACTCTGGATTTAAACCATACCTAGTTCCAAAATGAATTTTATATTCATCTTCTGACTCTGCTAATATGTCACTTAAATCCGCTGTTGTTATAGTATTATTTGCTGTTGCCCCTTGATATTTTTGTTCTGTTTCTGACTGCGCTGCTAATACTAAAGCTCCATTGCTGTCAAATATATAATTAAAGCTACTATCTTGCAAAATAGCATTTGGCGTGCTTGTTTGTCTTGTAGGCATAACTCTTTGCTCAATACCGTTTGTATCTACCCAAGCTATTTTCACGTAGTTTACATAGTCATGAGGTAATTTTACCGATAAAGATGGGCCTACTTCTATTTCTTGTGTTTTTACAGATTTTAAAGTGTCATAACTTAATTCCTGCAATGCTCTCTGTGCATGAAACAAAACCTCTGTTCTTTTTACTTCGCCAATAATTTTATCTTCACCCACATAAGAAATCATAAAGTTATTTACAATATCTGTAAGCGATACAAATTGATATGTACCGAATTCTGAGCCTTCGTAATATTGTTGGTTTGTTTGATTTAGCAATGCCATTTATTAAGATTTTTCTTGTGTTATTTTCTTAGTCTCTTTGTTATCCGCTAATTGAGCTATATTAGGGTCCTTAATGCTTATACCAGCGTATAATAATATTTTTAAAACCAAAGATGTTTCTTCAGTTTCATGTAGCTCAAAGTTCTGTGAATTACCTGCATTATATAATGCTGTTCCGTTTACATTTGTATATGACCAGTTAACCTTTACGGGTTTTCTAACGTAGTTAGCTGTTATAGAAGAGTTTATAGTTGTAGGATATATTTTTATACTCCAATCTCCTTGTGTATTAGCTATATTTTGTATATAAACTGGATTATTTGTAGTGGGGGTAGTTAATTTAGAAAGCTGATATTCTAATAAAGTTTTTGTATCAACCTCATCAATAGGCATTATATTATTATATATTACTGTGCCTAATTTGTGCATATCGCTTGGTAAATTAAAGTGATCTGCTGAATATGTTAAAGTAGCATTCTTTTTGAATTTACTTAACTTTTCATTAGTAATTTTGTATAGATTAGCGTATTCTGTGGAATTATCTTTTAATCTTTTATATTGGCTTAAGTCAAAGAAATACTGATCAAAAACTTCATTTTGTGCTTGATTTGCAAAAAGATTATATTCCTGTGGTGTTAAATAACCACGATTCTCTTTGTTCACTATAGCGAGTACTCTTTGATAAACTGTATCTATGCTAACCATATTATTCTTTTTATTATAGCGAAGGTCACAATTACAGCGACCTTACACTATAATTAGACCTTTACTTTAGTCTTTTTTCAATTGTTTGGTATATTTCTATACCTTCATCTGTTTTAAAATATGCAGTTAATGCTGAATATGGATTTTCATCAAATGGAACTGTAACAATTTTTTTATCGTTTGTTCCCCATTTAAATGTTCTTTGATCTGAAGATAATTTTAATATCCCCATTTCAACAGCTTTAATACCTAAATTCCTAATATTAATGTCTTCATCATTAGCGATTTCTAAGAACAGATCAGGATTATTCTTAGCGAATAATAACAAATCTCTTTTAATCTCCTTAGAAGTCATCTTAGATACCTCAGAACCGACACTTGACCTTACAACTGCTTCAGCATGGTCAATATCCATCTGATGTGCAACATTCATCGCTTCAAGTTCTAATTCTAAAATATCAATATCATCTTCTGCAACTTTTGTTGAATCAAATTCTTGATATATTTTGTTTAAATCTGGGTGATATAAACTTAATAATTTTTGTAATGTTTGTTTTTCTTTTGGCACTTGTAATGAGCCATCTTCAAAAACAATATGCCCAAGTCTTGCGTCTCCTTTCATTTCATCTACGAAAACGGTTCTTTGGTTTGTAGTATATTTTAGTTCTCTTTCGTAACCTGCCTCTTTATCGAACCAAAACATATTCTTACTTCTTATAGTATGAGTAAGGGGAGTTTTACCTCCTCTTAATAGATATGTTCTATCTTTTATTTCCCACGTAGGGTTATTTGCTTTTTTTGCCATGATATAATATAATTTAATAATTAAAAAAAATATAAGAATCCCCGGCCGAAACCGGGGTAATTCTCATATTAAATAAGGATTATTTTAATAACATAAAGTTATTAGCTCCTTGTACAACTAAACATCTTTCAGATAAGTAGTGTACTTCCATTGCATCTAGATCTGAAGTAGCTGCACCAACTGAACCAGTAGTCCAAGACTTCATCTTTCTGTCATCAGCTTCTGAAGCTCTATATCTGACGTGAAGGAATGGTCTTTTGATGTTTTTACCTAACGTTTGATCGTATACAGTAGATGTTCCAGCAGGAACTAATACACCTTTTACATCCGTAATGTTACCTCTTGTTGACGCGTCGTTTAAGTATTTCCAGTCAGTTTTGTAGAAGTCATAAGAACCTCTTCTGAAACCAGAGAAACCTAAATTAAGTGCCATATCTTCGCTGTTTGAGAATACACCGTAAGATGTACCACCAGCTCCATAAGAATTTTGAGCAGCTAACATGTCATCGATTTTTAATGCTTTATCTCTGTTGATAAATAGCATGTTTTCTTCGATAGCACCTTGCTTATCTAATTTCTTAAGTATTTCGTCAAAGTCTGCTAGATCTGAATCAGAACCACCATCAATACCTCCAGTTGTTACATGTCCTCTATCTTCGATAGCTTGGAATAAACCTTCAGTACCTTTGATACCTGTAATAGCCGCTGCTCCTGAACCGTTAGCTGCAGTTTCAGCTTCTACTAATGTCATTTCTAAATAGTCTTCAAATCTTGTTCTTGTATCACCTTCAGCTTTTAAGTACCATAGGAAACCAGTTTGTCCAGACTCTCCTGTTACTTCAACCCATCCAATTTGAGACGCATCAGAACCTGATACTTCAAATTTATCTTTAATGATAATTGGTTGGTTAGTGAAAGATTGGAAAGAAGGAGTTACTGATTCATTCATACCATTAGTCCCTTTTGCAAATTCAGAACCAAATACGAATAATTCTACAGAACCATCTGAAAAGTCAGTATCTGTGCTAAATAGAGCTTTGTCATATCTGTTAGCATCAATTGTTGTTGATCCAACAGCGTCAACGTATGCTTTAACTGTTGTAGTCCCATCAGATACTACGATTGTTTGACCTACTCTAATTGCATGTCCAGCATCTATTGTAATAACACCTGTTGATGCTACTAAAGCTCCTGTATATGCTAAATGAAGTCTACCTTGTTCAGACCAAACTACTTGATCAGAAGTCATAGGCATTTCAGCACCAACCATTCTTAAGAAGCTTGCGATAGATCTGTCTCCATATCTTTCAACTTCAGCTTCATATAATTCTGGTAAGTATTGCTGACTCCAGTCGTTAGAACCACCTGTAAATGAAAGGTAGTTAGAACTTAATGTTTGTTTTACCGGCGCTGGTACAGCGTTTAAGTTAGTACCTGCCGCAAAAGTCATTACTGCCATTTTGTTTTAATTTTTATTGATTATTGTCTAAGTTTAATTTTTAACTTTGAACTATCATCACCAGTAATTGCTCTTACTTTTATGCCTTCGGCTTCTACTGTGCCAGCTTTACGAGGATCCATATTAATATTTTTTGATTCCGCGTTTAACTGTTTAATTGCGTCAGCTTTACCTTGTTCATAAAAATGGTTTGCAACTGCGTCTGCGTTGTCTGCAACGAAAAGAGCTTTATGATAACCAGTGGCATCTTGTAACATATTATCATTATTAATATACTTATCTAATACGTTTAAAATGTTTGACTGCTTATCTAAAACTTGCTGCTTATCTTTTACATTAAATCTATATTTTTTGTCTGCAACTTTAAATTCAAAACCTTTGAATTCTTCGTTAAAAACTTTTTTAGATTCATTGTTAAAATGAGTAGTCTGCTTTTCCTGCAAAACTTGCTGTTCTGATTGCTCAGAGTTGTAATTATTGAAAAACTCAATTGCTTTTTGTTGATCGCTGGTTAACTTAGAACCCAACTTGACTTCTTCGTAGTACTTGCCCTTTAATCCTTCCAAATAGCCTTTAGCTTTTGCAATTTCTTCTTTGTAAGCTAATTGCTTACGTTTAATATCTTTTGGATCATCAACTTCGTCGTCTGATACGAACTTATCTTCAATTAAAAAATCTATTTCATCTTTAGTAAGATGGCCTTTAGTTTGAGAATAATATTCGTATAAAAGAGTTGAATCATCGATGTTAGAATAATCTTGATTAAGTTTTACATAATCTTCTAACGTTCCACCAGTCTCATTCATGAAGTCTACAACTTTTTGAATGTTTTCTGGTAATGCTGTAGCCGTATCTTGCGATTCTTGCACAGCGTCTTCTATTTCTTCTTTAAGTTCCTGTACAGGATCTTCTTTGGGTTCTTCTTTAGTTTCTTCTTCAATTACCTCTTCTAAAGTTAATTGATTTTCTTCTTGCTGTACTTCTTGCAATTCCACTTCGGTTTCTTCCCCAGTTTTTTCATCCGTGCTGCTTCCGCTTGGCACGCTTTCATCTGCGCTTTGTTCTTGAACGGCATCTGTTTCTGTTTTAGGTGGTTTACTTAAATCCACTTTGTAAGTACCATCTTTGGCCTTACCTGTATCTTGTCCGGCTGCTTCAAGTACTTGTTCTTCCTTTTCTGCAGCAGTTGGTGTTTCGTCAACTACGACGTCTTTATTTTCTTCCATTATAAAATTGTATAAAATATGTTAGCAGTTTTTATTTAGGATCAAACTGCTCTAATCCAAATCCTCCTAAGTTATCAAATCCAGCAGATTCAAAACTTTTTGGTGGAGTATTATTTTTTCTTTGCTGTATAAGTTCAGACTGTTGAGATGCTTGTATTTTTGTTCTTTCATCTTTTCTATCTTCTTTATAAGCTTCTTTATCTTTAATCACTTGTATTTCTGCACCTTTAAGCTGCATATTCATTTCAAATTCTTTTTGCATTAGCAGCAACTTTAATTCAGCTTCTTTTTCTAACTTTTGTGTATCCAGCTGTGCTTCTATTTGTGCTAGTTGCGCTTTGCTCTCCGTAATAGCTTGTTGTTTTTGAACATCAGCCTGCGCGGATGCCTGTGCTGATTGAGCATTAGATTGAGATTGCATTTGAATATTCTCTTGCTGTAAGGCTCTATCTTGATCAAATTTCTTTTTTCTTCTTATCTTTAATAATTGATTTGCAAGCTTAAGATTTTTGATTTCACGTATGTCAATAGCATCTTCTAAATTAATTTGATCTTTAGATAAAGACATTTGTATATTGTTTTCTAACAATTGTTTTTCTTCTTCATCAGGTGATAGCTCTAAAAATATACCAAAATCATGAAGCGATAGTTTTTTCATATCATTTAATGCTGCTACATTAAATTTACCTATAGCTTGTATAAATGATTTTTTAGTTGGCCCATACTCTAGTACATCTGAAATTCTAAGTGATATTGCTTCAGCTGTTTTTAAAGTAAGAAATAAACCTGCTTGCAATATATGTCTTGTTGCTGTATTAGAATTAGCGGCCGCAAGTTTTTGGAGCCCTACTAACGCGTTTTTATCTGGTGTTGAACCATCTCTTGCTTCGTTTAATCCGGTCACATCTCTTATCATTTGTAAATAATAATTATATGAATTTATCAAACTAGCTATTTTAGCATTAGACCCAGAAGACTGTAATTCCTGTACTGGTACTTTACCATTATTAAATTCTCCTTCGCTAGTCATTGACCTTCCAATAACAGAACCTGTTTGGAAATACATATTCAATGCTTCTTGTGGATTATAATTTGTACCATTACCCAAATCTATTTCAGCAATACCATCCGCATCTAAATAAACACCATCTGGTACCATTCTTGATAGCACTTGTTGTAACTTTAAATGAGTTAATTGAATCATATCAGCAAATGTAGTCATTCTACTAACAAGCGATTCAACTTTACCTTTATACATTCTTGGTGCAACAATATTATAGCTAAACTGAGCTTTAACATTTTCAGCTAACTGCCATTTAAGCAATTTGTCGCTCCCAATTATTTTAGCTCCCTCATATATTACCTCAATAGTTCTACTTTGTTTTTCAAATCTAGCTCTTGAATCTTTAGGTGGGTTAAAACTATCATCTTTTTTAATTGCTTTCGATGCACCCGTTGAAGTTTCTTTTATTTTATGAACTTGATCTTGATACGTTTTATATTCAAAATATAACACATAAACATAATTACTATCCTCAGCGTCTTGTGCCGCATAAGCTTTATTATATAATTTTGTATTGCTACCTTGCCCTTCAATTTTAGCAATATCTTCAGGTGTTAAATTAGGGTATTGTTTTTTTAATTCAACAATTGATACTCTTCTTATTTCACCTACATAATATATATCATCAAAATATGGTGATTCAGTATAAGAATATACTACATCGGCTGGATCAACATATTTTACATTAATACCTTCAGATGTTGTATAATCATTTTTAACTGAAGCTATACCGCAAACAGCTAAATCATAATCTAATCTTTTCTTTATTAAATCGTATTTATTATGATCAAGCACATTGTTAATTGCTTCTTCTTCCGCTATTTCTATAGAGTCTTTGTAATCTAGCTGCATATGTAGCTCTAGCTCTTCTTCATTCTCAGGTAATGAATCTGGATCATTTTCAAATATATTTATTCCTAATTCATCCATTACTGAGTCAGCAAAATTAACTGTACGCATATCTTTTAATAAAGATTCAACGTAAGCAGTTCTTTTTTGTATTGAAGCTGGATCTTGTGAATACGCTTTTATATCGTATGTTCTTTCGCTAATACCATTTACTACAATATCTACAAATTTTGGTATTATAGGAACTGGCTTCCAATCTAAATTAAGATATGATAAATCACCGTTAATAGATAATTCATCTTTATATTTTTGTATTGACTGTTCACCTCTAGCATATAATCTTAAACGGTGAAAGTTATCTCTATTAGCGTAATACCTAGCTGTACCAGAATCTCTTTTAAACCATTCTGATTCAACTGCCTTTGCAACTTCTAAACCATACTGCTCTCCTGCTTTCTGTGCATTGGAAACTGCTTGGCTTGGGAATACTCCTCTGGGTACTGTGTTTAACATCTATTTTATTATTTTTGAAATATTTCCTTTGTTATTATATTTTTTAAAACCAAAATCTAATGTTTTAGTTTGTCTTACAAATGTCTATTGCAAGCCATTACAGCAAGTCCAGAACTTATTGCAGCATCATGTTTTGTTCTATTGTTTATATTAAACTTCGCCCAATCATTTAACGTAGTGTTAAAATATATATTACCGTAATCTCCATTTTCTTGCAATCCAACATATTTATCTATATATGATTCAATTGCTGCGGCATGAGCTTGCTTTATATCTTCAGAGGTATTAGGTATGCCTCCTATTTCTTTTTCAGCTGTCGACAACTTATTCATTGTTTTATCTGGCCTATTCATAGAGTAACCTCTATACCCTCTTCTTTTTATATAATATAACAATCTAGGCTTATTATTTTCCGCAAGTATTGGCATACCATAAAATATTAGTGCCATTAATACATCTTCAAAAAATATTTCCGCTGTTTGAGGTCTTGCAATATATTCTAAAAAGAATGTGTTAGAGGGTGCATCTTCCATACTAAATTTAGTCAATCCGTGTAGTGCTCCTTTAGATCCTCTTCCATCTGTGGTACCGGATATGTCGTAGGAGTCACAACCAAAAGCACCCATATGTTCGTTCCCAGGATACTTACCCCCATTTTTT